GACCGGAACCGATGTTGCACAAACAAACACTTATTCTGGTCCAGGCAATATTCAAAATACAGCATTATTAAGACCTGTGGTATGGTGTAGACAAACTGAAGATAAATTTATTAATGAGCAGGAAGTCGGTAAAGATAGAGAAATCTATGAACCTCTTGTCAATCCCACTGCACACATTATTAAAACTGTCGGTGTTGGATCTACAGCAATATACGTAGATACCTTAAGACCTTTGTTTAACCTGTTTAATGAAGTTGAGGATAAAACTAACTTACTCTTCCAGGATAAAGTCAAGTTTATCACTCAGGATGATAAGGTTTCTGCTGCGGGAACTGCATTAGTCTCTGCTGCCGGAACGATTACATCTGTCGCTATTTCTACAGGAGGTGTTGGATATTCTACCGCACAGGTTAGTTTCGCAAGCACCGCTGGAGGTAGTGGCATCGGAACCACCACGACTGCACTAGGAACTGTCACCATCGGAGCAGCAGGAACAATCACCGGAGTAGCGATTACAAATCCTGGTCTTGGTTATACTCAAACTAATCCTCCACTGGTTCTATTCTCGCCTCCTACTAGAGGTGTTGAAGAAAATAAAGTTGCGTCTTACAACGGAGACTCTGGAATCATCGTTGGATTCGGTACAACCTCTGTTGGAATTGGAACTACACAGTTCATTTTTGATCTTCATATTCCTGGTAATTCTTTCCTTAGAAATGTGGGTCTTACAACTGGAGTTGTTTCAACTGCAATTACTGCAAGTTCTTTGAGTGCTGGTGATTACTTTGTGGTCTTCGGATCAAATGTTGGATCTGCAGCAACATCTATTACCGCACTTGATTCCTCTGGTGAGACAGTTGGTATTGGAACCATGCATATAGATAATGTATATCAAGTGGCAAGTTCCGAAACTGTCTTTAGACCTACAGGAGTTAACTCTGAAGGCGTTGGAATTGGAAACTCACATATAACAAGAGTATTTGTAAATGTTAGTAACAATTTCTCATATGGAGTTGGTATTCAAACTTCTAACTCCTTTGGTGAATTTAGTTGGGGTAAGATTCAACTAGCATCTAGATCAAAAGTGACCTCATACACTGCATTTACACTTGACGGTGTTGGTGGAATAACAACATCTACATTCGTTCAAAGATCGAAAGCGTTGAAGTTCAAAAATTATGACATTTAATCTAATAAATAAAGAAAAATCTATGTCCAATGGCTGCAATAATTACTGATCAGATTAGGATTTTAAATGCGAAGAATTTTGTTAGTGGTGTTACTACATCTACAAATGCATATTATTCCTTCATCGGACTGACAAACGCCACTGACTTTCTTTCGACATGGGATCAAGATCCCCCTTCACCAAAAGACAATTTTGATGAAGAAAATCAATATTGGGATTCAATGGTTGCTCTGAAGAAGATCAACTCTCAGGATGTCAGGCAAGTTGTCACAAAAAGAAGTTGGTCATCGGGAACAACTTTTGACATGTATCGACATGACTATAGCAGATCTAATACTGCTAAAGTAAGTGGATCTACAAATTTATACTCTTCTTCTTATTTTGTTATTAATAGCGATTTTAGAGTTTATATTTGTTTGCAAAATGGAACTTCTCCAGATACGCCTAATGGAAAACCGTCTTTAGATGAACCAACCTTTACCGACTTAGAACCTAGATCGGCGGGAACTAGTGGTGATGGATATGTTTGGAAATATTTGTATTCAATTAAACCGAGTGAAATTGTAAAATTTGAAGCAACTGACTTTATGCCTGTCCCTCTTGATTGGGGAACGAGCACTGAAAATGCATTAGTTAGAGATAACGCGGTTGATGGATCAATTAAAATTGCCACCATCACAAATAGGGGTGCTGGCGTTGGTCCTGTGGGTGCAACTAGATATGCTAATGTTCCAATCAAAGGTGATGGAACAGGTGCAGAATGCACTATTGTTACAACTAATGATCAAAGAATTGATTCAATCACTATTACAAATCAAGGATCTGGATACACATTTGGTAATGTTGACTTAGTTGCTGGGAATGTGCCGACAGGAACGACGAGACCAACTTTTGATGTCATAATAACACCAACTGGCGGTCATGGTGCAGATATTTACAGAGAATTGGGAGCAACAAATGTCCTCCTATATTCTAGAATTGAAAATGACATTGAAAATCCAGACTTTATCACAGGAAATCAGATTGCAAGAGTTGGAATAGTTGAAAACCCCAAAACTACAGATAATACACTTTTATCTGCAGACAAAGCAAGTGCAGTCGGTGCTCTAAGATTAGCAGGTGCTGGTTATAGCTCTGCATCTTTTTTAGCAGATTCTTACTTTACTCAAACAGTCTCAACAGGATCAACTGCTCAGGGAAGAGTTATTGCTTACAATCAAACAACTGGTGTTTTAAAGTATTGGCAAGATAGAACTGTGGCAGGTTTCAATACCGTTGGAACTGGACAAACATCTCCAACCTACGGATATGACTTGACAGAATTCACTTCTTCACCTGGAACTGGTGGCAGTTTAACTATCACTCCTACAACAGGAGTTGATTTACAAATTGACTCGACGTTTAGCGGTATCCAAACCACAATAAATAGTAGGACATATAATCTTGGTCTTACTTTTTCGGATGGTATTGCTCCTGCAGAAGTGAAAAAATATGCAGGAAACATCGTTTACGTTGATAACAGACCTTCTATTACAAGGTCAGCTAATCAAAAAGAAGATATCAAAATTGTTTTGCAGTTCTAAAGAATTATGCCACAGCAGACGAACCTTAACGTAGCACCATATTTTGATGACTTTGACCCGGTAAATGATTACCATAGGGTGCTGTTTAAACCTGGATATCCCGTTCAAGCAAGAGAACTCACATCTCTTCAATCGATTCTGCAAAATCAAATTGAAAGATTTGGGCAGCATTTTTTCAAAGAAGGTGAAAAAGTCATACCAGGAAATACTGGATATAATAGAAGATATTTTTGTGTTCAACTGGTTAATAATTTTCAAGGTGTTCCAGTTGCAGCATATGCTGAACAATTAGTTGGAACTAAAATAACTGGACTCACCTCAGGTGTCACTGCCTTTGTTGATAGTGTGCTTCTTCCAGAGGATTCGGAGAGAGGAAATTTAACACTTTACATCAATTATCTAGATTCAAGCACCACTAATAACGCAACTCAAAATTTTAGTGACGCTGAAGAGTTGGCTTGTAATGAAATCATATCATCTGGTCTATTAGGAAATAGTAATATCTCTGTTGGCGCTCCTTTCGGTTTAACAATTTCTAACGAAGCAGCACAAACTGGATCATCATTTCAAATTCAAGATGGTGTATATTTTATAAGAGGAAATTTTGTTAATGTTGATCGGGAGACTCTAATCCTTGATCAATACGGAACAACTCCAAGCTATAGAATTGGTCTCTTCGTAAATGAAGAAATTATTACAGCAGATTTAGATGAATCTTTAAACGATAATTCTCAAGGATTTAACAACTATGCCGCGCCTGGTGCGGATAGACTTAAAATTAGCACATCTCTAATCAAAAAATCATTATCTGATTTTGATGATGGATCTTTTATTGAACTGGGTGTTGTAGTTAATGGAGTTTTGAGAACAAAGACTAAAAAAACCAGTTTTGGTGGAAGTGGTGCAGGATATCAAGATATAACAGATATTTTAGCAAAGAGAACTTTTGCTGAGTCTGGTGATTACTACGTAACTCCTTTTGATGTTACTATGAAGGAGTCCTTGAATGATAATCGTGGTAATGGTGGTGTTTATAATGCTGGTCAATTTACTTATGGGGGGTCTGCCCCATCTGACGATCTAGCTCTTTATAGAGTATCGGCAGGTAGAGCCTTTGTAAGAGGTTATGATATTGAAACTCTTGATGCAACTTACTTAGATGTAGACAAACCAAGATCAACTAAAGTTATTGAAGATCAGTCTATAATTTATAACACTGGACCAACTTTAAAACTTAACAATGTTCATAGAACACCATCGGTGGGTATTGGAAGCACTTATATCTTAAGTTTGAGAGATCAAAGAGTTGGA